TTTACAGGCGTTTCGTTCTCCTGTAAAGATGGTAGTTTGAAGTTTGCTAACCTATCGGACTTAATCTTAGCATTGGTTAGCTTTTCTTGTGCTTCCAATACCGCGTCAGAGTCCCCAGATTCGTACGCTTCTTTGTACGCACGCTTGGCTGCAGCGGACTCAATCATAGCGTTCTTCTTCGCCTGTTCGAGCAGTGCAGCTTGGTTCTTGTTGACGTTACCCTTGAGCTTCTTGTTCTCTTCCATCAGCTGCTGGGCAACACGCTCAAGCTCCTGACGTTCGCGGAAGGCTTCTTCTTTAGCCCGACGCTCGTCGTGGTAGCCTTTACTGAAGTGCTGGATGCGCTTACGCACCTTATCGGAGTAGTCCTCCAGCTCTTCGTCTGTGACATCTGCGGGCGGCTCTGAGGCCTTACGACCCCGGTCCGCTTTGGGAGTGTCGTCTATGATCTCCAACTCAAGGTCGTCATCATCCTCGTCCGCAGGAGCTTCCTTAGCCTTAACTTCGGGCTGCTCCTCGACTTCAGCGAAGTCTTCCTTGGTCTTCCTGCCGGTGACGTCAATCTCTACCGCGCTCGTCCCTTCAACGTCCAACTTGTTGTCGTCGTCTTCTGGGAACTCAAATTCTACTTTCTGAAAAGCCATGTTTATGCCCTCTGAATGCCGGTTGGATCAGCCACTACGGCCTCTACGGAGTCATCGTTCATAAGACGATACTCCACACCACCAATGGTGAAGCGTGTTCCAGAGTTCATACGGAACATAACAAAGTCGCCTTCCTGACACCAAGCTCCGTCTGGGAAGCGTTCTTTATCGGCGTAGGCGGCATCACCCATGTCCACAACGAGTCCAATAATAGACATGATGTGGTCCTGAGACTTGGCTTTCTCCGTCTTCAAGATAGAGGAACCATCAAAGGTCTCTTTGGGTTGTGGTAAAGCCACGAGGATACGGTATCCCACAGGCTTCGGTAGTTGTAGTTCCAGTTCAGCGTCGCTGATTTTAACTGCTTCTTCAGTCATCATCGTCATCCATATAGTTCTTCGCAAGGTCTTCCACGTAGTTAATGCCAGCTTCGAGACCCCGAATTAAGCCGACAACTTCCTTGTATTGGGCGAAGTCTTTTGCTCCCCCATTTCCAAGAAATTCCTGTGCAGAGGACTTATCGTCCTCGAGTTTTTCTTTCAGCACGTCAAAGACGGTTTTAGCCATGGTGTGTTATCACTCCTGTTTGGGCTTGTTGGTGTTCTGTGCCTGCATCATGCGAGCGAGTTCAAGGTCGACCTTGTTCTCTTCCACACGCTTCGCGGCCATATCCCGAACACCTTGACGCTTCGCGTCAATCGCTAACTCAGCCTTATCCACGTTGATCTGTTCTGACGCAATTTTGGCGTCGATCATCATTTTCTGGGCTTTGAGTTGTACTTCTGCCTGTTTGATCTGAGCATCAGCTTGGTCATTCGCTGCTTTACGCTGCTGCTCTGCTTGTTTGATCTGCAATTCAGCCTGTTTCATCTGAATGATCGGGTCTTGCTGCTGCTGTTGGGCCTTCTGCTGTGCTGCCTGCTGCTGGTTAGCCTGTGTAAGCTGTTTACCTGCATCAGCAACCAGTCGGGACAGCTGCACCTCGAGGTCTTCTGGCAGCTCCTCGTTCGGAGCGGGGAGGGATACACCCAACTTCTCTTCGATCTTCTGACGGTACGAGAACCCAAGGTGCTCGGCGATGTGTGCCTGTAGCGAGGCCATAATCTGCTTGGCCTGTGGGTTCTGTCCGATCATCTGAGCCATCATCGGGTCTTGCATGAACGATGTGTGCGTAGCGATGTGCGCCTCGTGGTCTTGGTAGATGAACGCCTTTACAGGCTTACCAATGAGCACGTCCATGTTCTCGCTGATCGGATCAGTCGGTTTCGCGTCGTCCTTAGTTGGGACGAGTTTGTCGGCGTTCTTCACGCCCAATACTTCGATCATCTGACGGTGCAACTGTGGCAGGTCATAAATCTGTGGAGCCTGCGCTGACATCTGCAGCACTGTCTGGTACTGCACAACCCGCTGCGCCATAGTAGAGTTGTTAGGGTCACTGACGGGGATCACGTCCACCATCAGGTAGTCAGCCCGCTTGGCGCTCACCTCGCCCCTCTGAGGCTGGTATGTGTACTCTGCAGGGGCATACTCGGCCATGATAGCCTTGAGGAGCTTGAACTCCTGCTTCATCGCGTAGTGCACGCGTGCTTGCACCGCAGCCATCGGCTTCAGTGTGCGTTCCAGCAGGGCCAGTGTAGTGCCCACAGGAGCGTTCGCAGACATGTCTGAGATGTCCATGTCACTGATCGCACCCAACCGACGACCCTCAGTCGTAATCTGGTTCAGAAGCGCTAGGAGCGTCTGTGAGGGCTCTTTATAGGGCAGGGGCATGATGTTGTCCCGGATCGACCCGGAAGGCACGTCTACGTCCTTAAATTCGCCCGGTTCGATGGGTGTGTCGTCCCCCTTGATACGTAGTCCACGGGACTTTAGCCCTCCAGGGAGGTTAGAGAGCGTACCAGCATCAACGAGCTGACGTATCAAGGAAGTTCCAGCGCGGGCATATCCACCGATAATGTGGATCAATCCGAGTCCATAGAACCCAAATCCCGGCACGTAAACATAGTGGACGAAGTGCTGGCGCTTCAGGGTGAGTGGGTCATCCTCGTCGTAGTTCCTACGGATAGCCAGCACTTCGCCACTACCACGCTCGATTGTGACGACGTATGGACGAGCGATGTCATCGTCATCATCTATCCCCTCAATAACGAGGTCGGCGTGTATCTCATAAACAGCATAGCGGTCGTCATTGGTGAGCGAGTAGCCCCCCTCTTCCGCTTTCTTCTCTTCGATGTCTGTGTGGTATGGTTCTGGCTCGCCAAGGTCTACATCACGGTAGAATCCAGCGGCCTGCAGCTTCTTCAGCTCGTTCTTTGTCTTACGCATGACGTGCGTAACGCGCTCTGCAGACTCGATATTCGACGCACCGTAGGGTACAATCACGTCCTCAGCAGAGATGTAAATAGCAGCCTGACGGCCCAAATTAGGGTCGAAATAGACCTTTTTGAACGCAGAACCCGCCAATCCGAGGCTATATAGCATCCGTTCGTGCTCTGGGCGGTACTCAACCATGTTCTCAGTGAGTTCATAGTTCATATCCGCGCTTACACGGGCTGCTGCGTCTTCTTTTTCCTTGGTTTCTTCCCCAAGAATCTTGGTTTTTACCGGTCCACCAGCGGGCATCGTCTCGCTCATGGTCTCAGCTTGGAATCTGATGGCTGCTTCAGCCAAAACTGTGGAGTTTACGCCACAGGCACCCTCCCATGGGCTCATACGCTCTTCGTATTTGAAGCCCAGCACGTCCAAACCCTTAACAAAGGTGTCCGCCCAGTCTTTACGACCCTCAATATCGGTCTGAACCTGTCCAACAAGCTCATCAGACAGCTCGTTCAGGTGTGATTCGTCCAAAACCTCTGCAAGGTTCATGCCAAACTCGGAAAAATCAGCCTCATCGCCGGGAATCAGCGTGATTTCCATACTTCCGTCGGAGAGAGTGACCGATTCTGGGTCAACGATCTCGATTTCTAGGCCATCTTCGCCTTCTTGTGGCAGTTCCATCTCTTCAACGCCCTCGAGATCGTCTTCCATATCAGTCAACCCGAGTGGGGCGGCGTAAAGTCCTTTTTCGATAGCCATAGCTACACCTCTTAGTAAAATCCGCCGCGGCGTTGTTTAAAGAACCGTTCTTCTTCAGGTTCATCTGAGGGAAGTCGAATGAATCCCCCCTGTCTAAAGCGCATGAGGGCCATAACCGTAGAGTCCACGAGGTCATCGTTACTCATAAAAGGAAATCCTGCAATCTCTTCGACCACTTCTTCTGCCCACCGTGTCTGCGGCACCCAGCACAGGCCAGACGCTACAATATCAGCGACAGAGTTAAGTCTCGCGAGCTTGTCACCCGACCCCCGGTGCGGAGTATACTCAGATACTGGCAGGCCCATACGGCGCATCTCCTGATACAAAGCCACACCAGAACTCTTTTTCTCCACAATGAAGGAGTCTGGTTCCCAGTCTCGGTACTCTTCCATCGCAAGTTGCTTTAGCTCTGGGAACTCCATACGCTGTTTGATGCTATTTAACAATATAATATTGTAAGCGTTGTCTTCCTCGTTCAGGAAAACACCCCATGTGGTAAGCGCTGTAAAGTCTGCACGGTTGTGCTTCTCGGCTGCGGCGTCGAGCGACATGATAACATACTCGCAGGGGGGAGGCTCATCGTGTGGCCACTCGTTCCACCACTCCCGCTTGACCATAGCGGCTTCTTCTGTGGTAGGCTGCTGTTGGTACTGAGAGTTCCACTGGAACACCGGCATAGAGGCTTTAGTACGTAGTAACGCTTCCAGATCGAAGAACTCAGGCCAGAGCGGTTTCTCAACCATCTTCTTGGTCTTTTTGTCCTTAACCTCCAGTATGGCGGGGAACTCCACCACCTCGTACTGGTCTGCACGCTCGTTCTTGGCCATATCCCGTGTCACACGGCCTGTGAGGTCGTCGAGGTGCCAACGTGTCTGGATAATAGCCACACGCCCTCCGGGCATCAGACGGGTACGAGCACCGAATGTGAACCACTCGTAGGCCTTCTCGAAGACCTCAAAGTTACCGTTAATCACGTCCTGCTCTGAATGGGGGTCGTCCACAAGTAGCAAGTCAGCACCACGGCCCGCAAGCGCAGAACCAATACCACACGCATAGTATTCACCCCCTACATTTGTGTTCCACCGACCCGCAGACTTACTGTCCTGTGCCAGCTTAACCGTAGGGAAAATGGACTTATACGTGTCTGTAGCAATCAGGTTACGCACTTTACGCCCAAAATCCACAGCCAGATCAGTGGTGTGTGAGACCATCATGACCTTCTTATCAGGGTTACGCCCCAAAAACCACGCAGGGTAGAAGATAGATACGAGCTGTGACTTACCGTGACGCGGTGGGATGTTAACACATACCCGGTCTTTATCTCCACGCTCGATACCCATCAACATGTTTGCAAGGATACGGTGGTGTCGTCCTACAATGAAGTCCGGCATCATCAGCTTGCAGAACTCAATCAGGTCGTCATATGCACGTCTATTACTGCTTCTCGTGTGCAGCTCATCGACCATCTTGTCGATCTCCAGCACTTCCTCCTCACTGAAGGCGTCCAGATTAGCCAGCATGATCTCAATGTCAGCTTCTGTGAAGTCGGTAAGCTCAGTCATCGTCGAATCCGAACTCTTCATTCAGGTCGTCTTCAGACTCGTCCATAATCAGCACGGCGTCCGGTATGACTTCTTCTGGGGGGTTCACCAGCTTTGCCAGCTTACCACGTAGCTTCTCCTTGATGTCGTCCGTTGTTTGGTGCGTGATCGTCACCTCAGACTTCTCTGTGAACAATCCGACGTCTGAAATCTTGCCCAGAAGCTCCAGAGCACGCATCCGCACGCGAGGGTCGGGATTCTCCGACTCCATAATGAGCTTGTTCGTTACCAGATTGCGCAGCTGCTTCGATGATTCCACAACGGAGTGGTTAAACTCCTCTATAATGGCACTCGCCATCTTGATGGACGCAGGAGTCAGCTTGGCTGCACGACGTGTCGTGACTTTCTGGGAGGTTTTTTCAGGGTCTTGGGCAAATGAGGTGGCCAGTGCGGCTGCTACATCCTGATCGTCCGCGTCTGGCGTCGTGTCCAGACCGTGATCTTCCAACATGGCAACAGTTTTAGCCAACGCAGCAGTGCGTTCTGGTAGCGAAATCTTCTTCGCTTCATCCTCTAAAGATACACCAAGCTCGGGCGTCACGTTCAATGTCATGTCTATTCGCAGGCAGTTAACCGGTAACGAAATAATACAACACAAAAATTTTTTTTCAAGGGGGTGCGAAATTGGGGTGGGGGGTATCGAGAATTGGCGTTTCGTTGTATTCGGTGGTGGATTGTGTTGAGAACGGAAAAATAGGGGATTGTTTGAGTATATTAGTATTACAGAGATAGTGCGGAGTCCCACATAGTCACGCGGGGGGTGGGGGTAGGGTATGGTTGCCCCGATAGGCCTTTTAGGGAATCCCCTAAAGTATCGGGCGATGCCATGCGATGCCAAGCCGTGTCATTTTGTGCGGATTTATCTATATCAAAACATGTTATCACATGGCATAAAGGTTACATCGGAAGGCACTAACGCCAAGCCGACAGTTCTTGAAAGGAACACACAATGTCTAACTTTACTTTCCAAGCCGAACTAGCCAACGCAACCACAGCACACGTTAAGGCGATAACACTCGCCGAGAAAAGCGCGGTCAAAATGCTGGACGTCTACCGCGCACTGAAGATTCCCTATACACATATGATTTCGCCGCGCTCCAAGGATAGCACATGCCCAAGCCAAGAGTGGCGCGATGGGCAACGTGACGCAATCGTCGCGGGATTTAGCCCCGATGAAAAGCGCATACTGAAAGCGCCCACGGCATCGCTGGACGATGCAGCCAAGAAATACAAGGCCAAAACGCAAGCCAAGATAGGCAGCGTCATGAAGGACATTAAGAATGGCCTTATGCGCAACCCAGACGGCAAAACGCCAACGCAACCCAAAACGGGTTTGGACAAGGCAAGCGCCGATTTCCAAGCGTATCTTGGCAAGGTCCAGAAATATGAAGACATGCCATTCGATGTCGTCGAAATGATGGCGCTGCTAAATGCACTGGGTAATAAGTTTAACCTCAAGTAAATCAACGGCGCGTCCCAATGGGGCGCGCTATCCAACCCAACCCAACCCAACCCAAGGAACCTGATATCATGAAGAACCCAACAACCAACGCCCACAACCTTTACGCTTCCATAGTCGCCATCATGCACGGCGACGCGCAAGATATGTTAACCACAACCAAATACCTCACCAACCTATACAACATCGACCCTGACTGGCGCGACGACGCGGTAAACTTGGCATTGGGTGTTATTGAGCGTGAGGCGCGCGACTTGCTAGAATGCGGCGACGAACCTGACCCTATGCTGCACGATGTGCTGGCATGTATCCATGAATATCACAACACCTAATCAATCGGGCTGGACCTTCGGGTCTGGCCCTTTTTTTGTGTCCGCCGTTTGGCTGGACGCCCGATACCAGTTCCTTAGATAGCGTAGCGCCACGCGCTTGCATAGCGTAACGCTTTGGTATATACTGGCACTGCATTGCACCACAATGCCTCAAACTGTCTAACTAGGCCCGCTTCGGCGGGTCTTTTTTTGTTTTAGGGTATTCCCTAAACGCCTGATACCAGTTCCTTAGATAGCGTACCGCGTCGCGCCATAACACATTACATACAAAGATAGTCCTTATGTGTAAGCAGATTTTCTGTTGACTCTACTTTGTTAAGGCATACAGCAGCAGTGCTGTGTAGTTCACCAGATGTAACCTGTTACCACGAGAGGGTGATACCAATGTCAGCATTACTGCGTTTAGGGAATTCCCTAAAACATCTGATACCAGCTCCTCAGATAGCGTTGCGCCTGCCATGTTCCAAATGGGTTAGGGCACGTTTCCGCAGGAAACTGCAAAGGTCGATACTTCGACCCCGAAAAATCAACATTAAGAATGCCTGCTAAGTCACTGATGTTCCCGCATGTTCCAGGATAGAGGGGTCAAAAAGGGGGTTAAGTCATTGATATTGCAGGTTGTTCCATTTGTTCCAAGTTTTAAAGTATATATATAAAGATTTTATTGCCCTCTCTGTGTAAGCTCTTTCGAGGAAATCCCGATCCAAATCCCGAGGGTATAATATTGGAACATTTGAACTTTGGATCATTCCTTTAAAATCAATGACTTACAGCGACACGTGTTGGAACATACAGTCACAAACCACGGAACACCACTCCCTACCATTTCTTGACACAACTCGACAGTTGTGGTATTCTGTTATGAGTAGGACATCAACAATCCTGCCAAGACTGCGCACGCAGCAACCAAAGACCAGACCAACCTTTTAGGGAATCCCCTAAACACAAACCAATGGAGACTAACATGACCAACCACGTAGAGACCTTTGCCGCCCAAATTATCGCAGACCGCAAGGACGGTGACGTCGACGTTGAAGAGATCATCTTCGGCAAGCTGCGCATCTGTGACCTACCACAACTCGCGGGACTGCTCGAGGGTCACGGGAGTAGCAACGAACTGAACACGGTGGACTACGCTCTACGTGCGATCAATACAGTTTAGGGAATCCCCTAAAACCCAAACTAGGGACTGCGAAAGCAGCACGACCAACCAGACTAACCAATGGAGACCAACATGACTTGCTTGAATGTAAAAGAACTACGCACCCCCGACGCATCGGATGCTCTGATGGACCCGATCAACGAAACACACTTCGACGATGCCGAGTGCCATGAGTGCGGTGAGACGTTCCCAATGAAACGCGCCATGCTTGGATACAACGTGTGCCTAACGTGTGGTGACATCGTCGCTGCCAGTCAACGTGCAAGCTGGTGCATAGTAGGACTACCCAAGCAGGGCGCTACGCTCATCACCAATAAAGCAGAGCTGCTGCACCTCAACCAGAAACCACGGTGACATCACCATAACACACTATACACCACAGGATCACATAACTTGACACAGGATGATACTTGTGATACTGTGGTGTTACGCTACTAATTCAACCAATGGAGACTAACATGACTGACCAACTACACGAAAACATCCTCAACGGTTTAGGGAATTCCCTAAAGACCAACGCACCGAGCATCGCATCAGCGGCTATGGTGGTAGACTTCAACGCCTCTGTGTGGACAGCCCGCAAGAAAGACCGCAAGGCATCGGATGACATCACCAACATGAACTACGCTGCCAAGGGCGCGGCCACTGTGTCTAAGAACTTACTAGGTGACTGCGAGGAACTACGGGCAGTGCAGAAGTTCGCGGCCAACGTGCGCAACATACACTACAGCATGACAATGCCGTGGTCGGACAACGGCTCGCGGCTACTCACGACAGCCCAATACTTCAGATACAACGAGGTGATGACTGACTTACAGAATGAGTTTCGTCGCCTAGTCGCTGCGTTCTTGCAGGAGTATGAGTGGGAGATCACGCAAGCCCAAGCCAAGCTGGGTGATATGTTCAACCGTGACGAATACCCCACGCGTGACAGTCTCGAGTCCAAGTTCGGCTTCCGCATATCTTACATGCCACTGCCAGAGGCGGGTGACTTCCGTATCGACATCGGCAACGAGGCTATGGAGCAGATCAAGTCGCAGTATGAGTCGCACTATATCTCGGCCATACAGACAGCGATGAATGACATCTGGCACAAGCTGCACGACAACCTCACGACACTGGTGCGACAGCTAGACGTCAACGAGGAGGGCAAGGGCAACCGCCTGTATGATAGCGTGTTTGACCGTGCGCTCGAACTCACTGAGATGCTCGGAACCTGTAACGTGACACAGGATA